CTGGCCCGTGGACTGGTGCTATAGCTACTACAGGAACTACTTTAACTAATCCATTCGATACAATAAATGCAAGCACTACAATATCAGTTAATCAAACTGCACATGGATTAACAACTGGTAATTGGATATATTTTAGTTCAGTACAAAACAATGTTTCTGGTATTCTTAATACTATATTACAACAAGCATTCCAAGTGACTGTAGTCAATGCAAACAAATATACTATATCAACTGTATTTGGTTCTGCTAGTTATCCTGCTAATGCTACAGCATCTGGTCTTGGTGGAACTGTTGTAGTTAGAATACCAGTCTCTGCTACTCGTGGTTGGGGAACTGGATTTACATCTGGTATTGCACAACAATTAAGACTTTGGTCGCAAGACAACTATGGTTCTAATTTAGCATTTGCTCCTCGTGGTGGACCAATATTCTATTGGCTAGACTCTGGAGGTGTGTCAACTCGTGGTGCATACTTATCTAAATTATCTACAGATGCAGGATTTAGTGGTACTTTTGTACCAAAAACAACCAGTCAAATTTTAACTTCAGCTACAGAACAGTTTTTAATTGCTTTAGGTTCTAATTCATATGAAGTAGGAAATCCTAATACAGTATTTAATCCCATGATTGTAAGATGGTCTGACCAAGGTAATCCATATCAATGGGTTCCAGAAACAACAAATCAATCTGGTGAGTTTACATTAGCAAATGGTTCTTTTATTGTGACAGGCATAACAACTCGTCAAGAAATTTTGATATGGACTAATTCTTGCCTATATTCCATGCAGTATGTTGGATATCCTTATGTATGGTCTTTCCAAGTGTTGATGGATAACATTTCTATCATTGCCCCTAACGCAGCTGTTACAGTTAATAATGTCACTTACTGGATGGGTAAAGATAAGTTCTATACGTATACTGGTGTAGTTTCAACACTCCCTTGCTCACTCCGTCAATTCATATTTGAAGATATTAATATTGATCAAGCATTCCAAATATTCTCTGGATCTAATGAAGGATACAATGAGGTATGGTGGTTCTATGTAAGTCAAAATAGTGGCGGCACTACAGTAGATCGTTATGTTATTTATAACTATGTAGACAAGGTATGGTCATATGGTACTATGGCAAGAACAGCTTGGTTACAATATGGTATCCAACCAAATCCAGTAGCCGCTGACTACAATAGAAGACTTTTATACCATGAGGTAGGAAACGATGATGTATCTACAGCAAGCCCACAACCTATTGAAGCCTATATCCAATCTTCTGATTTTGGTATTGAGGCTGGCGAGCATCTTGGCTTTGTATGGCGCATGTTGCCTGATGTCAATTTTAATGGTTCAAGTGTTAATGCACCTTCCGTTACAATGACATTGTTTGGCCGTCAAAATTCTGGGTCTTCACAAGAACCTTCAGATGTTGATACGGTAACTAGCGGACAAAACTATTCAACAGTAACTCAATACATTATTCCTAAATTTACAGGGCAAGTTTATACAAGACTAAGAGCTCGTCAAATGTCATTTGAAATTAGATCTACAGATCTTGGTGTAGCTTGGCAGTTAGGTATACCTCGTATTGATGTTAAGCCAGACGGAAAACGATAATGGCTAATATAGCAACAATAAGAAATACCGTAGCGCCTAGCTTACCTATTGCTATGACCGACTATAGTCAGCAATATACAGATCAATACTCAAATATCTTACGTTTGTATTTTAACCAGCTAGATAACTTTACTAGAGCACTTACGGCATCTAACGGTGGTTCAGCGTTATCTTTCCCTCATATAGCAGCTTCTGATACGACTGATCAATACGCAACAGCAACCAATACAGCTACACTGGTAGCTTGGGATACTGGAGAATCTTTATTGGGATTTACTTTAGTATCTGGCGCTGCGATTGCCGAGTATGCAGGGGTGTATAAAATTACTTTTAGTCTTCAGTTTGCCAATACTGCTAATGCAGTTCACGATGCGTCTGTATGGTTAAGAGTTAATAACGTTGATGTAGCTCGTTCAGCTACTAATTTTTCTGTGCCAGCTCGTAAAAGTGCAGGCGTACCTAGTTATGTATGTGGGTATTCTGAAGCAGTGTTTACAGTCAATGCAGGAGATAGTATTCAACTTTATTGGGCTACAGACTTAGCAGCTGTTTCTGGCGGAGCGGATGGAGTTTATATGTATGCAGACCCTGTTCAGGTTACTCCCTATGCTAGGCCAGCTATCCCATCAGCAATAGGCTCAATTACCTTTGTTTCTAGAACTTAGATATGATATTATTAGACAAAATTAAGGACTTATCTCTATGAACTACCCAGCAAAAGAATCCGCACAAGGTTTAGCATCTTTAGGTCGCTATGGCGACACCATGCTTGTTCACATGAACCCCAAAGAAGTAGCAGGGCTTCAAAGCTTAGCTATGTCTAAAGGCGGTACTTTGACAATTAATCCTGACACTGGTATGCCTGAAGCATTCTTGGGCCAACTATTTAATTTTGCTGCACCTATAGCAGGAGGTTTTTTTGGACTTAATCCTTGGCTTATGGCAGGTATTATGGGAGGTAAATCTCTTATTGAAGGTGACGATCCCCTAGAAGCAGCTATGTCAGCATTTGGTGGCTATAGTGGCGCTAAATTAGGTTCAGGTTTAAAAGATTTTTCTGCTCCTTTAAAAGTGCCTACCGCACAAACTAATTCTATAGCAAATGCAGGTCAGTTTGTAGATGACATAAACCCATCAAATCTTATGAACGTTGGCCCTAAAGTAGCAGATACAACACCATTTAATAAGATAGCACAAACAGGATATACAGGTCCGGCAGCGCCTAATTTTAATGTTCAGCCTAAACTTCCTACGCCACCAGCAGGTATACAAGATGGCATAAAAATAGCTGATGCTCAATCTGTAGGAGTTCAAAATATTGGAGCGCCAGAGTTTACAAAATCTCAACAAATATCTATTCCTGATGCAACAGAACCCGTAACGCTTACAGGTAGTTTATCAAAAGCATTAGAAGATCCTGTAGGGTTTGCTAGACATGTAGGTGAAGGTGATGCTTTAATGGGCGGTGCTAAAATTGGTATGTACGGCGCTTCCCCATTTATGGAAGGTATGTTAGAAGCTCCAGAGTTTTCAATGAATAGAAGTGAAGCTGAAAGATATGACCCAAATAGAAGATTAAATTTAAGCAACGATACAGGTTTAAGATTACTTCCTAATTTAAATTTATCTAAAACTGCTAAAGAAGGCGGCATGATTAATAGTTATGCTTTAGGTGGCGCTGTTGATGTTAATCCACCAGAAGGTGGTGGCATTTCTGATTTATATAACAGACCTGAAGGCCAAAGATCTATGCCTCTATCATCAAATGGATATGGTATAGGACGTCTTAATAATCTTGCGGGCGAGCAATCTATGACTCAAGCTCAAACTTTAGGTTATGCTATGGGGGGTTTAACAGCACTAAAACAAGGTGGCCCGTCAGGTGGTTATTTAAATGGCGCTGGTGATGGTATGTCTGACTCAATACCTGCTACAATAGAAGGTAAACAACCAGCACGTTTAGCAGACGGTGAATTTGTAATACCAGCAGACGTTGTTAGTCACTTAGGTAATGGCTCATCTAAAGCTGGATCAAAAAGATTATATGCTATGCTAGATAAAGTAAGACGTGCTCGTACAGGAAATAAAAAACAAGGTAAACAAATTAAGGCAGAGAAATACCTACCTGCATGAACACCGTACAAATCGTAGCGCCCAATAATGTATATCATGTTTGGGAAGATATAAAAGAATATTTAAATGCGTCTATTAATGTAAGTGGTGGAGATTTTACGTTAGACCAATTAAAATTATTATTGGTGCGTGGTGAGCAATCTTTACTAGTGTCTGTTGACGAATCCAGTAAAATAAACGGAGCTATGACAGTAGAATTTATTAATAATGCTAATGCAAGAACTATGTTTATAACCGCATTAGGTGGTCATGGAATTGTAAATGATGAAACGTTTAGCCAAGTAGAAACATGGGCTAAAATGCAAGGTGCAACAAAAGCTAGTGCATGGGCGCAAGAGGCGCAAGCAAGATTATATAAACTAAAAGCAAACTTTAATACTGTAAGATACGTTGTGGAGAAAGATTTATGAAATTATTTAATTTGTTTAGCTGGGTTCAAAACCTAGTAGAAGCATTCACTTTTTATGGTGGAAGCAAAGGCGGAGGAGGTGGAGGCGGTAATACCACGCAAACTTCATATTCTACAAACTTGCCTGAATATGCTAAACCATACTATGAAGAACTTCTAAAACAAACAGGACAACAAGTATATAAAACTGATGCATCAGGTGCAGTTACAGGCGTTAAGGAATTTGTACCATATACAGGCGAACGTGTTGCAGAGTTTACTCCAGAACAAAAAGCAGTTCAAGCACAGACTGCGGGACTTACACAGCCAGGTCAATTTGCAGGAGCTACTACTGGTTTAGGTGCGGGTACTACTATGGGTCTTGGTGCCGGTATGACTGGATTAGGCCAAGCATTTAGTTATAGCCCTATGGCTGTTTCAGGCGGAACATTTGATGCTCCAGCAGCTTCATATTACATGTCTCCGTATCAATCCAATGTTACAGACATTGCAGTGCGTGAAGCGCGTCGTCAAGG